GGCTAAAGATGAATGGGAAAAAGCAAATCTAGGTTATTGGGATGATACAAAAAGAATCATGGGAAACATGAGAGATCATATGAAAGGAGCTTGGGCCGACGCAGGTGAATCTATCAAGAAGGCAAAAGAATTTTGGAAAGATAGGAATATACATATGGTTTCATGGGAAGCTGGATTTAGAAAAGGATTTAAAGACTTCCGTGAAAATATGAACCCAAAAGAAACTTTCGGAAAATGGGCCGGGCAGGCAAAAGCTTTTGCAATAAGAATGAAGAAAGCGGTTGCTTTATTTTTATCTAATGTATTATGGGTTATTACAAATCCAGTGCAAGCTTTTAAAGCCGCGGCTAAGGCTATGTGGGCCGCAGTTAAAAGATTTATGTTTGCCATTGGTCAGTTCTTAATTCAAGTAGCTTTATTTACAGTAAATCTTTTAATTGCAATTGGTGGATTTATAATAGCGAATCTTCCTATCATAGCTATAATAGCTCTTATAGTTTTAGTAGCAGTAGGTCTATACTTTCTAATAAAATATTTATCAGAGAACTGGGAGTTAATAAAAGCGAAAATGGGTAGTGCAATAGATAGTATTAAAATATGGGGTGAAAAAGCCTGGAACTGGATTAAAGATTTTGGTCAAGATATAGGTTACAAGATTCAATGGTTTGTTGCTAAACTTAAAGATGCATTTGCAAATGCATTTAATTGGATGATTGATAAAGCCAATATGATTCCTGGTGTTAATATTGAAAAATTTGAAGGTGGTAATGTAGCAGCTATTGAAAAAGATCGTCAAGAAGTATTAGCTAAAAGATCAGAAAGAGATGCTGAATTAGCAGAAAGAGAAAAGGCTGTAAAAGATTCTAATGAAGCTAAAGAAAAGGCCGCAAGAGAAAAAGATAAAGAAAGAAATGCTCCTGTTGTAACATCTGTAAATAATAATGTGAAGAATCAGAAATCAACTCATACTAGAACACCACAACCGCGTGATCACTTTATGGCTAGTATGAATGCGTCTAGATAAGAAGTGTAGAACTAGCCCCTCTTCCCGCCGTTACTACGATACCGCCTGCCGCAACCGATACCTTTCCTCATTGAAATTAAGAATCCCCATTCTTAATAGTCCCTTCACTTAGATTAAGTGACTCTGTAGGCCGACACGATGCCTACTTTCCCGAATTTTTTGTTAGGTAATTATTATTTATAATCCTAACGAACTGCCTTTAAGCATCTTGAGCAAGTTTCTCAAAATAAGATAACGAATTATCATCTTGATTACTAGCCGCTACTTGCGGTGTAGGTGTTTCACTCCAAGGTGCTTCATCAGCTGTAGCTACATTACCTACTGAATTATCATCGGCAATTGTTTCTGCTGTTGCTGTTGAAACTCCTTCAAAGCTTAAACCTAATACTCTTTCCATTTTCTCTTTCAATTCATCATAAGATTTAAATTGATCTGGAGCTATTAACTCTGCGAGAGAATGTTGTTTATTATAGATGGACTCAAGTTCAGAATCATCTTCCGACAATGGAGCCGGAGCTGAGAATTCTGATTTATCATAATTCCAATAGCCATCTACTTTTCTGACTTTAAGTTTAAAGTCAGCACCTTCCCACATATCAAATGGATTGAGTGGTTTCTCATCTTCGAATTGTGGTTGCATCACATCTTTGACTTTCTCAAAGATTTTTTTACCGTATCTATACAGCATGACTTTACCTTCATATTCGGGATGCTTAGGGTCTGAAACAACTAGAACATTAGATACATAATGTAATCTTCTTTTTTGTTTTCTAGCTATATCTTTATTAGCTTCATCGCCAGAGTTCCATAATGTAGTATTATGTTCACTAACAGGATCAGCTTTTCCTAAAGTTGTGAGAGACTTTTCAATAAACCAGCCACCAGGTCCTTGGAACCCATGATCCCAATATTGAATCCATGGAAGTTCTTCTCCGTGTGATGCAGGTAAGAAACGAAGGACAGCGTAACCATTACCAGATTTATCTAGTTCTGGTTTCCAATATCTATCGTCTGAAAAGTTTTTGTTGGAAGCTTCTGAATCTTTTTCCAGAGCGGATTGAAGCTTATCAAATCCACCCCTACTTTTTCTTAACTCATTAAATGACATTTTATCTCCTTGTATTTAATTTTATTATTTTATTTAACATTGTATCCACATTATTCATTATGTAAAACTATCGTATGTGAGTAGAGATTTATTTCTACCCTTATATATATAATACTCGCATTCTTTGAATCTGTCAAGTACTTTTTTTATCTGTGCTTCCTGAGTTCCCGCCATACTATTTGGGTCGTCAGTTCCGACTCTTAATCTAGAAGTTTCTTTCTTCCTTCCATAATTATCAGTTCCAGCATAGATATTTTGATAAGTATCTTCTACAAAGTTCCAAACTGAATCAAAACCTAATAGATGTATTTCATCAAATCCTTTATAACATGCATGTGCTAATGCATTAGAGCCCGCAAAGAAATTAACACTAAATTCAGCATCGCCAAATGGTCCAGACATACTTTCTATTTGCCAAGTAATATCACAACCTACAACATGAACTTGTTTAGAACCTTCGTATTCATTTCCAAATATCTGCACATAAGGTAAGTTATCTAAATTTGAATTATAAATCTCATACTTACCATGTCTAAATTCTTCTAATAAAGCTTGTTCATATTCTACTGGAATAGGATTCCAATCAGGGAATATGCATTTATTATTTTTAGGATAATCTGTGCTACATATCTCTTTAATTACACCGGCGTCTCCAGATAAAAGATAGTCAGGTGTAAAATCTCTATACAGAGCATTACAACCAAATGTTGTTCCATCAAGATCGTTTAAATCTACTCCCTTTCTAGAAGGACCGTTTCCAATTATCCAAGCTACTCTAGCCATATACCTTTTAACATTGTTTGTAGTTTCTTATGTTCTAAATCTAAGAACGGTGCTAAGTTATCTAATCGTTTTCTTTCGTTAGGCCATATAAAATTTTCTGAAATCATTGAATCGTAATCATTGAAAATACCAAAAATCTTATCAGCAGCGATGATAGTAGCCACATTAACTCTGCCACCTAGATACTCTCTTAATATATTAGAATGTTGTCCTTCTTTAATACCTATACATTTATCTATCTGTTCATACTTATCAAATAAGTATCTCATATCTTCCATAACAGTATATGTTAATTGTTGTTTTATCTTTTTAAAGTCTTTATAGTTCTGTTCACATTCTACATCTAATAAATTTTTAACATAGAACTTTCCTTTATAAAGATTAGCGACATAAAAATCTTGTAATTCTGTATGATACTTTCTAGCTAACTTGGCAAAGTGATATTTATCTTTTCTCTTGAGAAAAGTTTCTAACTTAACTGATGTTTTACCAGCGTATCTAAAATAATCATAACTTTCTGTATTGAAGTGATTATTAATAGCTAGATATAAACAGTAAGCATCATATCCTTCTCTACTTGTCATTAATACCACCTATTTCTACTATGTAATGTATTATTGTTTTCTTGATTTATCTTTTCTCTACGAATAGCTTCTTTCTTTTTTCTTTGTCTTTTCTGTGCTGGCTTTTCATAGTATTCTCTTTTTCTAACTTCTTGAACTATACCAGCTCTCTCAACTTTCTTTTTAAATGTTCGTAACATTTGATCAAAGGATAATGGTTTAGGTTTCCTTTGATTTCTTTTTCCTTTAAATTTCTTATTCTGTTTAAAGGGTCTTATTCTTTCTACTTTTGGACTCATATATCTAACTTTGCATTTGATTCATTTTTAAGAAATCTTAAACCAACAGCTTCTGCTTTAATCTTTTCTTTCAATGGTGGTGTTATTAAACCTTTGACTGACTCAGGTTCAAGATGGTTCTGTTGACAAAAATAAACTATAGCATCTATATAACTTAATTTTTTTTCTATTACTAGTTCTTCAACTGATGTGGCGAACTTCTTTTTTGTTAGAATCATATATCTATTATACTGGCTTTTGCTGGGATGTCAAGGTGTTATAAATAAATTCGTATTCACGAATTTTATAATTACGGATAAACGCCATGAATGTTAAACAATCTTGGCGCAGACACGGCGAAGAAATTAGGGATGCGGGGTTGATGTGTTTTGAATTTTCAATATACATCTTAGGAATTTTTTCTCCCTTTATTCTTATGTGGCTAACTGGTTTTAGCATCTAGTTCTCTTAGGCACTGTTCCAAGACATTACATATTATATTCTGCTCTGTATTGAGCACGAAGGTCCTTTAGCTGGTCAACCCATTTACCTGGTTCTTCAACAAATAGTTGTGATTGACCTGTTTCTTCAACAGCAACAATAGTTACTATTCTTTCTATTGGAACATTAAAGTTTTCTTCAAACATTTTAGCATATGCCGTTTCTTGTAAAAAATAATTTTTAATCTTGCTAGGAGTTTTATGTTTAGTTGAAGTTTTAAAATCTATGACAGATACTTTACCAGCAAACTCTGCTATGCAATCTACTCTCCCTGCCATCTCTAATTCATTACTGAACATAGAACCTTCTAACATATAAATATCTCCTAGCTTTGATGTTAATTCCTTTGTTTGATTAAACATCATTAAATCTAATGGAGTAGCTTCTTTTAATCTTTCTTCTGTAAGAATATTATTTAAAAAATCTTCTTGAAGTTGATGATATCTTGTTCCACGCATTGCAGCCTTTCTAGATATCTTATTAGCTTTTTCTTCACCAACTGATTTACGCCACTTCTTAATCCACTTAGCATTCAACATACCTGTTACTGTTGTAACTGAAGGATAATGTTTTCCATCTGGTGTTCTATAATATCTTTTTCCGTTTATTGTTTCTGTGGGTAATGAAACGGATTCATACCCTTCTAAATGATTAAACATTATTTTTTCCTTTTGATTGTATCTTGCGATGTTTATCTACGACTTCTTTTGTCTTAACTTCTTTTGAAGTTCTTCTAGTATGTTCTTTAGCTACTGCACTACCAGGGAAGGCCTCTCCAACTTTTTGTAGAACTTCTTTAAATGGATGATTCTCAACTTTCGTAGCTCTACCACCTGTAGAACCAATAATATTAGGAGCTCCTATTACTTGTCTTAAATGTGGATTCAACTTCTTATATTCTTGAAATTCACCCCAAGTCATAAACACTTCTTCTTGTTGTCCTGTGTCTCTATCTTCTAAAGTATATGTTGGCATTATTGTCTCTTTATCCTTTCTGTTAAAATATCAATTTCTTTCTTTTGTAGAGTATTAGGCTCTGCAACTTTCTCTAATCTTTCAAGAGCTCTTTTTCTTCTACCGAAAACTCCACCCGTATGACTAAACTTTACTCTTGCTCTTGTTCCCATTACTTTTTAATCTCTATATCTTCATATTCCATTTTGCCATCTTTAATACTAACCCACTTCTCACCTTCTTTAACTGAATAACCAGGTTGTGGTGGTCTTTTATAAGATATGGGTTTAGAATCTATAACATCTGGAATATCGTCCATCTTCTTTTGAATTAATTCTGAAGCTTCATTATCCATCTGTATTAATTTTTCAGCTAACCCTTTAGCATATTCTTTTTCTTTTTGTAAATCATCATATGCTGTAGCTTTTTCTTTGATTAATTCAGATATTCTTTTATGTGCAGTATTCAACTGACCTTGAAGTTCTTTCATATTAGTTTGAAGTAATTTTATTTCAGCATCACTATTCATTTTCTTCTCTTTTGTCTATAAACAATTTCATAACACGCCTTTCTTCATTAGTAAAATCTTCAATTCTTTTTGGACCCCATACTGTTCCTACTCTAACACACTTGTTTGCAGTATCACAATATAAGTTCCATTCTTCATCAGCCATCATAGTTTTATGAAGTTTGTTTTCTGTTTCTTTAAATATTTCTTGACCTAGTTCCACAAAAAACATTTCTTCTGGACTTGGATCATAATATCCCCTTGGCTTACCTCGATACAGTTCATTCCGTCTCATTATCTTCCTTTGATTTTAATTTTTTAGTTAAATCCAGAACATTATCAGGAATCTTTCCACTATAGATTTCTTTCCCTTCCTGTTCTGATGTATCGTCCTCAACTGAGCTATCAACTTCAAGTTCACCGATGTCTCCTGCTCCAGCTAAAGATATTTGTAATAAATCCTTGCCAAGTAATTCGGCAGCTATATTACCTGTTGGTGAGCTCATAATTAAATTATCTAAGCCATCACCGTTTTTAAAATAACTGTCAATCATTAATGCAAATTGAACAGCCGCTTTATAAACTTCATGGTCAGGCCAAGACATTTCTCTTGCTATTGTATCACCATCTTCTGCAAAGACTAATTGAACAATTTTATCATTCTTTAATCGAATGATAGCATCGCCTTCTTCAATCTCTACATTAAATTTTCTTTTCTCACGCTTCATCTTGTAATTTCTTTTCTTCTCTAACATGAGCCATAAATGCATTGAAACCTGTATCGTCAAAATAAGGAACTTTTATTCCATCTGAATTTTCGTATTTGTGTTTTCTAAGATACTCAAGCATATAAGTACTGCCTTCCGCTTCTCCTTTTTTCCAGGAATGACGAATGGCTACTAATATAAGTAGTATGTAACACGCGCCTTGTATAAGGCTAATTGATATGTCGCTCATTGTTTATCATTATATAATAAGTGTACCTGTGGTTACAAGGTTTTTATGTTCTTGTAACTTTCTGTATTCTGTCAATTTGTGATGTGATGATTGCCTTTCTGTTCGGCCAGTATATGTATTCTTTTTCTTCATTCTTCATTAAGTTTTGAAGTAATGGAAGAATAAGTTTTTCACATTCTATTAATCTATCTTTGTAATCTAATTCTTTTTTAGTATCAATTGCTACTAGATTATCTTTGTGATCGTCAAGTTCACCTAGTGCATTACTAATTAATTTCTGTAGTAAATCAACCTTAGAGTCTAGAGCTTCTATCTGTGCTGAGTTGGCTTGTCCTGCAGATGATGCTGCAACAGCTTTTAACTGTTCAGCGACTTCTTCACCAATACCAGCATCTTCGCCAGTCTTAGTTTTGAGTTCATCTTGATCAACTGCTGTAAAACCAAAATCGTTTATTTCACTCATTTGTTATTGCTCTCTTTACTATTTTAATACCACGCCTAACTAATTCATTTCTGATTTTTTGTTTTACTTTAGGTTTAGTATTCTCTTTGTTTAATTCTTCAAATAATTCTTTTTGGGATATATTCTTAATATAATAATGAACCAGCGTACTAGTATTAGTCATTCTGTCATATTGATTTGATGATGGTCTTAGTTTTGTTGGCATATCATTATTTTTATATGGAAAAATTGAAGGGAAGTTAGTTCGCCGAAACGGCACAATCTTAATACTTCACTTCCCCCAACTTATAAGCTTATTCGTCAGAGTCAGTTTCTACTGCTGCATCTTCATCAACGACTGGAGTTTCTACAGCGGCTGGGGCCGGTGCGTCTCCTTGTTGTTCACGAATCTCAGCTAAGAAGGTCTCTCTTAAACGACCAACTCCGGCTAGTTCTTCTCCTCTAAATGCACCTCGTTGTGAGCACACATCTATAATAGATACTACACCTGCCAAGTCTTGAGCGGTTACTATATTCGCTTCCATAATATTACTCCCATAATATATTAATTTAAATTGTAGAATTTATTTCTACTATTCTATTATCTCACCGGCTGCCTTTTCTGTCAAGGAATATCTTGATCTAAAATAAGACAGCCTGCGATTCCTTTGTATCTGTTGTAACCTCCTATCGTCTGATTTTCTATTGGTCCTCATAACTACAGTTTAGATCACCCCCTTATTTCTATGTTGGAAATCTTGATACAGTACTTGCTTTATCTGGAACATTAGAATCAATCTTTTTTGTTATAGGGGTTTCTATTGTTACTTCTGTTGTATATCCAGATTGGACTCCTGTTCCTTTCCATGTGGAAGAACCAGAATCCCAAATAAATTCTATTACTTCATTCTTCATAGGATCAAGAAGTTTAAGTAAACCATAAACAGAATCAAAATATCTTATTTCTCCTACTAATGATTTACCATCAGCATCTTTATAGAATACTGTTCTTTCTTCTTGAGTTAGTCCTAATGAATTATCTTTCATATAAGTATTTATTCAGATAGTTCGTTTGATTTAGGTAACCAATCAGGAAAAGTTTCAAGCATTAATGCTCTAGTCATTCCTTTGTATGGTAACTTTTTGCCTACTACTGACATAAGAAGCTTAGCTTCTGACTCATGGACCGCACGGAGAATATTTAAATAAATATCTTCTCTCTTAGATTGTTTCATATCAGGTCCACCTTTAACAAGATATTGGAACTGTCTATGAGCTCTAATCAATCTATCGTCTGCTAAATCAACAGCTGGCACATCAGATAACTGAACACCTTCTGGTAATGGTCCGTCAGGGACTAACCAAACGATTGCAGGATGATATGCTCCTTTAACGATATGTTCCATATCTTTTCTATTCTTATATTGAGATAGAAATTCTACTTTGTCCTTTTTGCTTTTAAGTTTAGATGCTTCCGAAAGTATTTCGGCGACTGATGCATCTTGAACTAATTGTGGTAACGCCATAATTAAATCACCTTTAATATTATCATATTATTATTAACTCGACCAGTAACTTTACCGGCCTTTGAATTTATTTCATTCATACACTTATTTAGTACAATTTTACCCCCGCCTAAAACTCGGTCTAAGAACTGTGTTGTTTTAGCCCCTAGTTTTTTGACTTGAGATATATCTTCATCAAAGTTATATATTGAAGTTCCCTTAACATCTAATCCGCCTCTATCCATTGCATGATAGTAGCTCATTTGATTAGTCTTAGTATTATATAAAAACACCATCTCTGCTCCAACTATTTTACTTGGCTCAACTGATGCTATTTTATTATCTACATCTTCTTCTAGGAAATTTAGTTTAGATACTTTTTCTTCTGCTGTAAACTGTTTTGCTTTTCTTGGCTTTCTTATAGGCTTATGATTCTCTGCGTATCTTAAACTGTCTGTTTGAATTTTTGTAATGAAATTAATGAAGGCACTCTTTTCTGATTTATTCATGTGGCTATAACCTTCTTTTAATTGTTTAGAAGTTCCATCACGAGCTTCTTTGACTTCATCAATTAATTCTTGATATTGTTCTGGTATCTTCTTTGCAACTGTAGCAGATATACTTAAACCTGAGAGATACTTATACATATCAAAAGGCTCAACATCAAATACATCTATTGCATAATCAACTTCGGCTAATATAGATTGAACTTTAGCATCTATATGTTCTTGAACTGTTTTTCTTTTCTTAACGACTTTATCTTTATCAATTAAATCAACACCCATGTATTGATTATAAAGTTTGTGTGCTTTCTTATTCCAATGAACTAATTCACTATGAACTTTAGCTTGAACCCATGCATTACCTGTCATACCTTCTGGAAGTGGTTTATTAGAAGTATCTACATCAGGAAACTTAACTCCATTCTCTAGTCCACTAATAAACGCTGCTAATGTTTGTGGTAAATACATCTTCTTAAACTTAGGTGCATTCTTGTAACCAAACTGTTTAGCATAATTAATTATTGTAGCATTAACTTGTGGTCTATCCCACATATAAGAATACCATTTAAAAAATCCATGCCAATCATTTTTCTCAAAATAATCTTCACCCGGCATCGGGCCATAATGCATTTCATCTAATGATTTCGCCTGTGCTCGTGTCTTTCGAACAGGTTTTTTCTTTGCTTTTGTTGTTTTTCTTCTTGCCATATTAATTTATTTAGTCAAATTATTTATTTACCTATGTCTTTTATTTCAGAATTAGGTATTACTTGATACCCACCTTTGTTATAACCTATTGCTACTGTGTATTTTTTTGATGTTTCTTTCTTATAAGAATCATCAGGTTTACTTGTATTTCCTACACTATACATAGCGGCCGATGGATATTTCTTTATAAAATCTTCTCTTTCTTTCTGCCGAGCTACTTGATAAGGATCAGCCTTTAAAGACTCTCTCGGTGTTTTGTCCGGGCTCTTAGTTGACAAACTTTTTGTCTTATAATAATTCTTTCTTTTCTTTCCAGTTGGTCCATATCTCAATGAACCTACATAATTTATATATCCCAATTTATCTTCTCCATAATTTATCATGTTGCCACCACAATCTTTCGTGGTAATAATAAGCAACTGTTTTAATAATACTGTCAATCGTCATAATAGCTCCCGCTATTTGCCAACTTCCTGTTATACTAAAACTCACCAATCCTGTAACTCCTATTGAAAAAATTCTCCAACTAATCGCCTTAAATAATGATATTCGGCGACTTGAAATTTTCATTGTCTATAAAATATGTGTTCCTCTATTTGCACTACCTTCTCTAAATGGGATGCCCAATTAGGATTTACTTTAATACTATGGTAGTGTGTTGAACCTTCTGTAATATCTATAGGTCTTTCTTCTATAAAATCTACAGCTAAATAGAACGCTTCTTCATAATGTTCTATTTCATGTAATAAAGGTTCATCTGATTTTCCATCACAATACCAACTAAACTGACATGAATGTAAATCTATTCTTCCACTAGGATAGAATTTAGTTTGTTTTACTACACTACATATTGTATCAGGGTATCGTTTGTTGTCAACCCTGTTTTGAGTTACTTGTGCTACAGCTAACTTTCCTAGTAATGGCTGATTCCTTGCTTCCCAATATATATTAGATGCTAAACAATGATAATCATTATTCAGACTATAAGGTGTATTGTTTAATTGAATCTCTTTAACTATTTCATTTGTTTCTACTACTGCAGTTTTAACTTTATCTAAATCTATGAGAATTTTTATTTCTCCTATCATTAGAAAAACTACTGCTCCAGCTACAAACGCTTTAAGTAAATTTTTAATCATGTGTCTTTATTTATATGTTATATATATTAGAAAGGGAGAGAGAAGTCAGCACACTTAGGGAATTTCACTTACTCAGCATATATCAATTACGAAACCCAATTTACGAAATGCCATTCGGGACTCCTCTCAAAACTTTTAATTACCCATAATACTTGTTAGGCAAACACCCATTCTTCCCTATTATAATTGTCGCAAGCTCTTCACAATACTCATGCGCCTTGTCATAGTAATTCGGCCAAGTATAACTTTCAGCTAATCCTTGAACTAAATCATAATACTCTTGATAACCAGAATAAGGATAGATTGCAAATGTGTCTGCGAACTCCTTTATACAGTTCCACTGCGACCTATTATAATTAGGCTTTGATACGCCTCTGTATCTAACAGAAAACAACCTTGTTTTCATCAGTTCCCTTACAATGGGATTCTGTCTTTCTGATATTGGAATTCCTTTGAATAAGCTTGACTCATTCTTAGGACTTTTAAAATCGTTTAAATTTAACATACTTCTCCTAAAACAAACTTAATTGTGGTGAAGAAGGAAAATTCTTTTCTCTAGCTTCTTTCAACCATGCTGTGTATTCAGGTGTATTAACAACATAATAACCTAAATCTTTATCATAGTGAATATCTAACTTATTAGCTTCAGCGTGTGTAATCCAACCATGTCCTTTGACATGCTTTAAATCTTCAACTGAAACTTTATACCTAGTTCCACATGCGTCAGACAAATAAATTGTTTTTGTCAATGGACCTGTAGCATAATTAGATTCACCATAATTAACTTTACCAACATCTTTAATTAAAGGTTCTGTTGGAGTTGCAAAGTAATGATGATCAAGCTTTGGTGTTTTAGAACACTCTTTGAGATTTTGTTTAATCTCCATTGTAATGTAATCTGTATAGACTGCACTCATATTATTACTCCTATAATATTGAGAGTAGGACAACTGGCTGTTAAACGATTACGCTGTCTTAGTCCTACTCCTTTTAAAAAACTAGTGGGATTCAGGAAACGCCTGCAGGCGCTGTCAATCCAGATTGGCCACATCAAAGGCTTCGTGAATTGTCCTGTTATCAGACCCTTTCCATCTACCGCACCTATCACAAATAGGTTTTTGGCTCGACAATTAAGGAGAGCTTGTGAAGCTCCGACTTTTTGGGTCAATCCCAAGATAATTTTTAAATATTTTTTCATTATGTTACTATTATAACAAAAGGGTTCCCGCGGTTTCAAGTTTTTTGTTTCATTGTTTTGTATTCATTCTCTAACCATTCACGGTTTTTTTCCAAATATTCATCTGCGGTTGGATATGGCTTCTGTCCATATGCCATCCTTTCATCGCAATTTTCATAATACATTTGAGATACAAAACCTACAAAAGAATCCGCTCTAGTTTTGACATCATGTATCATCATTAGAAAGGCCCTCCATTATTAAGTTTTACTTCTTTGAATGTGCGTCTTGATTTCGAAAAGCCTTTGATTGGCTTATTGAAAGTTCGATACTCATTCGTGCCTGCTACAAGATAGGCAACTAATTCACCTGCCTTGTTTAATATGTATGTGTGGTTGGGAATATTATCGTCCCATTTTGTTGTTTCTTTTAAACCAATCATGCTAGTATCTTTTCTTCTAATTCTTTTGAAAAACTAAATTTGATATCTCCCTTATATCCCCTTTGAGTATGAACAGCGGCAACTTGAAATCCAAGTTGTGGCCATGGTGCTTTGGGAGCTTCAACATTATAAATCTCTTTCAGTGCAAATCCATTTTGTTTCATATCTCGAATTCTTCTCTTAGTAGTGTAATGATTAATCGTAGTAAGATAAACTATGTTATCTGCTATCTTCATTCCATGTTCTAAGAATTCTCTCATTTTACTCCAAGGCGGATTAGTGATAATCCAATCGACTTTCTCATTGTAAGATAGAAAATCTTTATCTTCTCCTAGTTCACACCAATCTTTATCTTCTGTAAGAAAGTTATTATAGAAGGCACCTAATCCACGACATGGATCAAGAAATCTACCACCTCTAGATTCAGGTCCTGGTTTAAAATGTTCTATAATATCTTTAGCAAGATATTCTGGTGTCATTACCAAATCTTTCTCTGGTGTATTCTTAGGTGGACAAAAAGCTTTACCCATGTGGACCCTCCATATTTTCGAACTCTGCTTTAGCTGCTTGTTCAGCTAATAGTGAAATTTGTTCTTCACTTAAATTACTTGCTGTCTTAGAAATACTTTCATAGTATTTGTCGAAAAGATTCTCTAGAATTTCTTCATTGATTGGGTGGCTCATAGTAAACCACCATCCCTTTTTCCACCTGCACAGTATCCAGAAAGATATTTTGGACCTGTCCAGTTGATAACATAGTTGTTATCGAATATGTTTCCTCTTGGTTTGTTAAGAGCTGGTGTGCTCCAACCTGCTGGTTTAAGAAGATCGCCTTCTTTGAATTTTTTGTTTTTGAGATTAATGAATCCCCAAACAGAGTTATCTGTTACGATTTTAAGATAACTTCTTCCTGGCATGTAACCAAGTCCTTGTCTGAACTCATATCTCATTTTTTCGTTATCCATGAAATCATCATAGTCCTCGAAAATTCTTTGTTCTAATTCACCTAGTGCATTTAAGAATTCTGCATCGTAGGGAAGGTCTTTTAGTTTTAATTCTGTGTTTCTACCCATATATTTTCTCGCATTTTTGTATTATGTCTCTATTATATCAAAAGTGTTCCTGCGGTTTCAAGTATAAATACATTATATGAAAGAAACATTAGAGATACTTGGATTTATCATAAGTGTTAGTTTACTGTTTATATTGGCTGGATTTATCAGTATGAAACTCTCAGCCGAAACACCAATCCCTGATATAGATAAACCAACTCCACCTGAAAAAGATATCTGTTGGTATGTGAATGACATTAAATGTTGTAAGGATTCATTTCGTTGTCTAGAATAGATTTGTGATGTAAGCCAGAATGCTTACTGTATTGACGGCGACTAAATTCCATAACTTATTCTGATAAGCCTGAATGGTTAAAACACCCAATCCCGTGATTGCCATGCCATACCAAACTGTTGCTGGGAATAATGGCGACACCGCTAAGATGATAGCACCACCCCAATAGAACCGATCTAAGTTACTCATTAGAGAATCCATCAAAGAA